GGCATTTTGTGTGCCCGGCTGCGTTTGTGAATGTCAGGTAATACGGGTATTTGCACCCCTTCACATAGTCTGCCAGATCCGCCTTTTCAATTGATACCGTCACAACGTTGTCAACAACCGTAATGCCTGTGCCTATTTCTAGCCTGGTTATTTCTGCTGTAGCGTCCAGCTCCAGGATAACAAACTCAAATTCGCAGTCGGTCAAATCCATTTCAGATTCCGTGCCGTCCGCTGCTACGTCAATAAAAGGCAGCGTCCACACAAAATCGCCGTACTGGCTCTGTGGCCAATCTTTAATATTTGGAGTCTCTCCTATCACGTAGTTCATGCTTTTATTTCGTTGTATTGGTCTTCACTTATCCACATCAAAAAGTGGCGGCAATTGTTGCGCCCCCGGTCAATCAGCGGGTTGTACGATGCCAAATGCTTTTTGTCTATCAAGTCCGGGTCTTTTGGCCAATCCCGTTTTGCTTCTTCTTCTGTGAATGCTTTGCCGTTCTTTTTTATGCAAAAATCCCGGCTTGTCTTTATCAATCCGCCCTGGTAGATGAAGTGCTTTAGCCCGATCTCGTTTTTGAAGTGCAGGTTATCAACCTCCCTAACTTTTGCATACGCATCGTATGCGTAGCTATTCCAGTAAGATTCTAAAGCCCCATCTATCCCGGCTCCGCCCGAAACGGCGTTTTTAAGCCCCTTCCTGAACGTCTCTAGGCTTTGCCCAGAAACGATTGAAGTCACCACATAATCCTTTATTCTCTGCCTCACGCTTTCCGCCCTTCCAAGCCTGTACAAAAAACCGTCCTTTGCCAGCTTGCCACTTTCGTCTATCCCGATCACCTGGCGTATCAATGTCAAGTCCTCTGCAATCGCCGCTACCTTTTCCCGGTCAAAACCTATGGCGTAATAGTATGCTGCGTTCTTGCCTGAAATTGCCAGTAGTTCGTCTGCATACTTGCCCAAAATCGTGTCAATATCAGTCCGCCCAAATTCGTCAAAAACGCGCTCAATCAGGTTTGCCTTTGCCATGTTCCCTACACTTCCAACCAAGTAACCGTCTTTCACTTTGAGCGCTGGCAGTATGTCCGCAAGGATCGCCCGTAGTATATTGGCCTGCACGTCCCTAAGCGAAGCAGAAAGCGCCTTTTGCAGCGCCGTAAAATCGCGCTCAAAGCCGCCGATCCAGTCCGCTATGATCTCAGATATTGACATTCAATTCTGGCGCTGTGTTTCCTGTTTGCTCAACTAATTCTTGCACCTTTGCTGCTACCAATTCCTTTTGCTGCGCATATGGCAGTTTGTAGAAATTGTCTACTTCAAACTCCAATTGGTCAAAAACATAGCCCAAATTGGCGTAAAGTATGCGCTGCTGTATAGGCACAAGCGGGCTTTGTGCCCATGCCATTTTTTGTTCTTCGGTATATCCGCTGAACGGGTTGAACCGCTCCCGCACCTGGTACTCGACAAATTCAGCTGGGTTGTCAATGGTGGCTACCCGCATTATGTCCCACTCAATCGCCTGCCTGGCTGCTGGCCCCACTCCTGATTCGTTCGCCTCTTTCATCTCTTGGAATAGCTGCCCCATTGTCTTTAACTTCATGTCCCTGTTCACCACGATCTGCGCTTTCAGCCCCGCGTCCTTGCCCGTTATCTTGGCAAACGAATTCACCGTGAAAAGCCAGAATTCGGCATAAAAACGGAAGTACTTGTACACAAAGTCGTTTGCGTTGTCTTGGTCTAGGTTCTTGCCAGTCGCCGTCTCTGCAATCTCGGTCTTTGTGTACGTTTCAGAATGCAGGCATGCACTCATACATTTATTTTCAAGCCATTCTGTATATGCCTTTTGCCAGTCCAGGATTTCAACGGGAGGGGCGATATAATGGTAAACCTTTGAAAGGTCGATCATATCCGCCGCGCTCTCTGGCATCGGGGTAATAACTATTTCCTCTAGTACTGAAGTGGGCGTTTTCTTTTTGCCCGTGCCGTGGCATGTGCTGCATGTCGCTCCGTTGTCAATCAGGCCGCCATTGCACTTTGGGGCGTTACAAACATCGCCAAAGCGGACGGTTAACGGCATTGCCACATTTGCGGCTGTCAGGTCAAGTTCAGAAACGACTTTTAGTGTTTTCATTAACCAGGGCTGCGCAGGCTCGAAAGGCCAAACAAACGTTTGCCCTTTTGTCTTTTTGTCCCGGCGGTAGCCAACGCGCTTCGCGTTGACAAAACCAAGCCCGTGCGCGTACTCTGTGTATATCCACCTACGTCCGTCAATATTCACAATGCCTGGCGCTAATTCCGTGTCTGTTGACCTGCTGCCTACGTTGTCTGGTGTCTGCACCAGCGTTGCCGCCATATTCTTTTGGTAGCAAGTGTATTTTTTCAGCGGGTTGTCCGCGTCTTTCGGGTTTGGCAGGTAGGTTAGTACCGTCAAGTACTGAAGCTCTCCACGGTCATAATCAAAGTCTATCGCGTCGTGCGCCGATGCTTCAAAAGGGTATGGGCTTGCATGCTCAACAACGTTATCAAAATCCTTCCATTCCTGAACGATCCATGTATTTGGGTCGGTAGACTGTAGCTCGATCAATCGCGCCTGGCAAAAGCCGTCTACACCCATCCCGCCCGCATACCCGCGCAGCATTTCCTCCATTGCCATCGTCTTGGCCTCTGAATCTTCGCCATCGCCGTAGTTCAATTCCCGACGGTAAAACGACCTGTAGCCTTTTTCAAGGATAGCAGAAAGGCTGTCAATAATGGAAGGGGTAATCTGTTCTGTAATTTCGCAGCGCACCTTGTACACCTCGGCGGATTCCCGACGGCTGTAACGCTTCATGTATGCAGATATGCCCACCCCTGTAGAAAGGGCGGTGTATAGCTCTGCGTTTTCGCACACCAGGCCGTAATGCGGGTGCGTTCGCTTCCCGCTTGCTACCTGTATCAGCCTTGCATTGATCGTTGATTGCTGCATATATGGAAACGCCCGCCCGCAAAGCGATACGGGCGGGCTTTTGTTTTATGGTGGTGGTGCTTACAATACCGTGAAAGGTGACGCGCCAGCGGCGTTGATACTGTTCTTTGTGGTGAACACAATTTCACCGTAGGTAAGGTCTGTGCGGCCTTCTGGCACAACCAGGTCAGCCCGCATTGAGCCGTTAATGCCTGCGTCGCCGCCCAAAATGACATCATCGTGAACCGTCCACACTTTTTGCTGTGTGGTGCCCGCGTCGCGCAAGGAGATAATAGCCGCCATGTTTTCGGCGGTCATATCATATACCTTGAATGAAAGGACTTTGTTTCCCGTTACGGAAAACACCTGGTCAAGCGGGATTGGAATGTCGGTTACTTCGCCAGCGCCCCATGAACCGATGCCGGAAAGCTCCCGGATTTTTGCAGCGCCTACGCCTGGGGCGGTAGATTGGTGCAGCCTGTCTTCCCATTCGTCCGGGTCTTCAAAATCGGTCATTACGTCATCGGCGGTTGGGCGGGTCATAAACAATTTGTAGACCTGGCCTTTTTTTATGGTTTGGCAAGTATCATTGAATGATACCGCCGGGAGTGTGTATGTGCAAGCCATTGAAGTAGTGTTTGTGTTTGCTTTTGTGTAGCAAAAATACTTCCATCATTGCTCGAATTCATGTTTTACATATGTCGTGCGTGTCAATTTCTAGTACATAATCCTGATAGGCTTGCCCACAGTTGACTGCACCCAATACCTAGCCGCGTCAATGGCGTGGTTCCATTTATCAACAGGCCGCCCTGTCGGGCTTTCGCTGTGCCTGTCTTTCTCCCATTCGTAATTGTCCAACTCCGCCTTTATGTTCTTTGAACGCTCAGTAACAAACAGCTTGAAATTTTTCATCAGGTCAAGCCCCGCCTTTATTGACCCTTCGCCTTTTTCTGCCCCTATAATGTTGTAAAAGCCTTTTGCTTTCAGCTCTGCGATTGCCTCCGGGTTCCGGTCTGCAATTATCTTTTCAGACTTGCCTACGCCACGCTGTGCCATCATTGCCGCGCGGCTAGCGCTAGTCAGGTTATTTTCATATATGATTTCATCAAGGTAAAGGCCGTCGCCGTGTATGGCGCACCTTACAAGCGCCGTCGGGTCTGGATAGAAGCCCCAATCAAGCCCTAGCCCATGTTTTTTCGGGCTGTCTGGCATTTCTTTTACAATAGAGTATTCAGGGAAAACAAGCCCTTGCTTCAGGCTGCCCCATTCCCCTAGGGCATATACCCGGTATTCGTCTGGCTTCTTTTCTTTTAGGATCTCGAATTGCCTGTGCTGCTCTGGCGGGCTAAAGTGGTTATCCAGGTAGGTAGTGCAAAGCACAAAGGCGTTGTAAGCGTTCGACTTGAAAAAGTAGTCGTGTATCCAGCTCTCTTTGCTGATCGGGTTGAATGTCAGGTGTATATGGTTTGGGGCAAGCATCGAGCGCAAGCGTCTGTCAAGTTCCGTAAAGTCTGCGCTGCTGATCGAGCCGCGCCGATCTATTGGTTCTTCCAGCCAAATATCTGTTACCTCTGCAATTGACGTAACCTTATCAATGTCATCAAGCCCCCTGGCAAAAAGCATGTTCCCGTTTGTCTTGCAAACGATCTTCATGTCCTGTTCTGTAACGGAAAAATAAGCAGAAAGGCTGTAGCGCTTGATAACGTCTTTGAAGAGCTGGAATTGTGACATTCGGATCGTGTCCTTTACCTTCCGGCAATACATTACCCGGCAATATTTGTTTAACAAGCACTTCAACAAAAGCTCTGTGGCTTTCCAGTCGGATTTTCCAGAGCCAGAACCGCCGTAAAGTATTTGAATGCGCTCAGGGCGAAACCTGTTAGCCAGGTAGATGTCGTTTGCTACAATTGGGATAAGCCCTGATTGGGCAATCCTTGCCAGTTGATCCTGGCTCAAGCCCTTGCTTTCGCTGGCTGGAAAATAGGCTATTGTCATCCGCCCACTATCTTGGCAATTTTTGCGGCTTGCTCTGGTGATAATTCGGTATCGCCTTCAATGTTTCCAATATTCAGGTTTACATCCTTAGGCAGGGGGTCGGTAGTGTCGAAAATCATTTTGGCGGCTTTTAGCCTAATGTTTGGGTCATCGTCTGTAAACGCATCAAGCACAGCCCGTAGGGCTATGGCCTCCTTTCGGGTCATCTCTACGATCTCCCCATCTTCTTCCATTTTCATTTGCTTGGATAAAAGCCTGTTGAAAATGGCTCCAAGCTGCTGCGAGCCTTTTTGTCTCCCATTGCCATTTCGGCGCTCATCGACACCTGGCTTAAATGGCTTCAAGTTTTCTGGCACACCTCCTTTCCGTGGCATTTTTCACATTTTTTTCACATTAAAACGGAACGTCGCTGTTGCTGCCCGATCCAATCATTCTTTTGATAGTTGCCCGGCGCTTTTGCGCGGCGGTCTTTTTGGTGTTTGATACACCTGATTTTTTCACTTTTGAACCGCTTGCCATAGGTTGTCGCGTCTAACTGATTTTTTTATTGTCCCGTACTTGTCCAGGATTGATTGAAATATTCCTTGGTTGAAGTCGTAAAGTAATGGGCACTCTTCTACCTGCATTTGCTCAATGTTGCCGCTGCTGCGCATGTTTGCGCTCCCATGTATTACTACCTTCAATCCGTCGTGCGTTTCTATGTTAACTATCTTGCAATGTGTCCCGGCTGCTGCAAACTGAAACATATTGTTTTTGTCCAGCTGTTCGTAAATGTACGGCACAAGCCCCCGGCGTTCATGCGCAAAAAAGTAATCGGAAACGATTAGGTTTAGTTTGTCTACAAAATTGCCTTCAACCAGGTTCACTAAGCTATCAACGTTCCCTTGGTGCATTGAAAGCGTTGATACTGTCAGCTCTTTTATGTGCCAATTGTGTTTTACAGCCAGCGCTTCTAAAAAGTCGCCTGCAATAAAATTGCCTGACACGATGACAAAAAACCTTGTTCCTGCCTTCACGTCAATATCAGCGGCCAACTCCTTCGCGTATTCATATTTTAGGCACCGTTCTGGAATATCCCGGCATTTTGGAGGCGAAACATATCTGCTTTGAATGCCCATGCCGTTGCCTCTTCCACCGTTAATGCGAAAGACGCTAGGCGCTGGAAATCCTTTTAACTCTTTCACCGCATCCTGATTTTAACGCTCGGCGCTACCACGCCAGGCGATGGGTTAACGCCCGCATGATTGCCCCCAACAAGCCAATTCTTATGCTGGCTTACATCGAAAAACTCAACTTTTGGCTTTTGTTTTGTTGCTTCCATACTGCAAATATGCAACTATTTGCAAATTAGGTGCAACTTTCTTGCCAATAATTTAAAAAAGCCCGTCTGCCTGGCAGGGCAAAACGGGCTAAACCAACTAAAAACGATCTTTGGCCGTAAGGCTATTTCTTTTTGTAATAATCTGCCACAGGCATTCGTGGCTCTTCGCAATGCTTAACAGTTCCATGCGAGAAATCAATCTCTACCCATGTGCCATCAACAAGCCAGTGCGGCATCATTGATTTGTGGACTTCAACCACTTGGCCATGCTTTCCAATCTTAAATGCGAAGCCACTCCCGTCTGTGTGTAAATCAAATACTTTACCAATTAGAGTGTTGTGATTCACACTTGCGTTGGCACATTGGGTTGATGTGGAAAGCGGTACTGAAGAACAACAACTCATAATATCTATTTTGTCTTGAAAAGTTGATAAAAAGCCCGCCGGGCATTGCTGCGCAACGGGCTAAACCCCAAAAAACCAAATGAGTTACAAATATAGGGTATTTTCCAAATACGGCACAACAAATGGCACAACAAAAAACACAACATGTATTTAAATCGCTGTATTTCAATCATTTGTGCGTTTTAAAATGTGATCCCGACAGGATCAGCATGTGATTACTGATGAGCAGATTTGAGCAGCCAAAATGTGCTACAAGCCACAACCCGGTTTATATTTGCGCTCAAAGCTGCTCATTGCCGCTCACAAATACGGCACAACAAACGGCACAACATGGGAAAGGTAAGATTTAATCTGCATCGGCACAGGTACGGGACTATTGTCCGGCTTGTATTCCGCTACGCTGGCTCGAAGTTCGTTTACTATCCAGGCGAACAAGTAAGCCCGGGCGATTGGAACAAAAAAGCAATGCGCCTTCGCCGGGGCGCTCCAGGCTGGAAAGAGATCAACAGCGGCCTTGACAGGCTCGAGCAGGAGGTATTGAGGTTGTACCGTGAATCACAAGGCGATCACCCGCTCAGTATGTCAGCGCTCAAAATAAGCCTGGACGCTTTTTGGAAAGGCATTGAGCCGGGCGGCAAAGCCGTCACGGTTTCAGAGTTTGTCAGGCAAAGCGCTTTAGACCGCGTTGGCAGCGGGCAGATACGGGCAAGCACATCAAAAGCGCTCAATACGCTTGCTGCTTCGCTTGACAGATTCCGGCGTGGCCTTGCCTTTTCAGATATTGACCTGGACTTTCACGACAAGTTCACGGCCTTCCTGATTTCAGAGGGCAAGTCGCCTAATACAGTAGCCGGGACGGTGAAGCGGTTGAAAAACGTGATGGGGCGAGCCGTTGACAAGGGCTTGACAGAAAACCAGGCTTTCAGGTCGCGGCGGTTTTCTTCGAAAGAAATTGAGGTGGACAACATCTACCTGAATGAACTAGAGATTGAAATGATAGAACGCGTAGACCTTAGCGGAAAGCCAGGGCATGAAAAAGCCCGTGACCTGTTTTTACTGGGCGTTTATACGGGGCTTAGGTACTCGGACTTTTCCGAGCTTACGCCGGGCGACTTTCAGACACACGCCGGGGTGTTTATGGTCAAAAAGCGGATGAAAAAGACAGGGCGCAAGGTAGCCGCTCCCATCAATTCCAAAGCGCGAGCGATACTCGACAAGTACGGCATGGAACCGCCGGGCATATCAAACCAGGTGCTGAACCGCTACATAAAAGAGGTAGCTATGTGGGCGGGGGTGGTTGAGATGGTGAAGATCGAGCAAGTGCGCGGAGGTGTTACAAAAACGCTGATGCTGCCTAAGTGGCGGATGGTTTCAACGCACACGGCACGTAGGAGTTTCTCAACGATTGGCTATTTGCGGGCGGTTGCTGCTGGCAGGGATTACGAACCAATCATGGATATAATAGGGCATAAGAGCAGGGCGACGTTCTTGAAGTACATAAAAGTCTCAGCGGAGGAACGGGCGGCGCTTTGGGTGAACAGTGGGGGTTAATGACTACTTATAATTGCTCAAAAACTTGTACTGCTCATTTTCGCTGGCAAAAGACCGGATCGCCTTGTCCTCTGCCCTGTCGGCGCTCGGATTGGCCAATATATAGGCATCCATGATCCGGCTAAGATCCTTTTTAACTTCGTCAAATTCAAACAGCTCGCCTATCTCAAAATCAAGACGGTACTTGCCTGGCTTTCCCTTTTCAAATATGCTTACGCCCTTGCACATGCTTACAAGGCTTGCCAAAGTTGGGGTTATCACAAAATTAGTGTCAAGGCTATACCAAAGGCCAAGCTTGTTTAAGGTTATTGTGTAATTCATTTTGTTTAGTTTTTTTTGATTCACTTTAAAACATCCGCCGCCAGCACGTAAACGCTGCCGCCTTCCGCCTTTTTGAGATGTCGGTATTTCCGGTTGAATGTCGCAACGCTGATGCCAAGCAGCTTTGCCGCTTCCGTCACTTTCAGGCGCAAAGGCAATTGCTTCCTGGTTTCGATGCTGGCAGCAAAAGCAAGTATGCGCTTTTCTACGGCGGCATCAATTCGGCGCTGTAGTTCTGCTTCTGTGAGTATGATTGCAATTGCGCTCATGGGTTGTGTTTTTTGACTTCAAACTTGGTTGCCTTTAGACAAATATCGCCGCAACGGATAAAGTAGATTGGTACGCCATTCTCCATTCCGACACTAATCACCTGTTTCACTCCCGCCAGGTCGCCGATCTTCCGCCACTCGGCTGGGGTAAATTCTACGGTGTCGCCAATTGCTATGGGCTTTTCTGTGGTTCCCATTGTTCAAAATTCAATAATGAAAAAGAACAGAGTTAAAATGCGCGCTCCATTGCGCCGCCATCGCGTCGGCAATACCTTGAAAGGTGCGGCTTCGCTCTTTCCATCTGTTTGCGGTTTGAGGCATCTTCCAAATTCTTTGCTCCCTTCCTTCAACAATATTTGTCGGGCGAAGTGGCGGCAAACCTTTTAGCCATAGGCATGTTGGTTTCTGTTCGCCGTGTCCAAATTGCCAGGGCTGGATTACTTGGCTTGGTTTCATTATTTTGCTTGAAATTACCGAAACAGGATTTTCTAAAGCAATATAAGGGATTGGAGCGGCCAAAAGCCTGCGCACAAACTCAAGCGCTTCTACCTGCTCTTTTTCTTTCAGGTGAAACCAACGGCTCCCAGATACGGCCAAATGTGTGCATGGCGGGTGCGCTACCATCAAGTCCCAGTCTTCGCCAATAATGTCAAAAACATCGCCTTGGTAGTGCTTGCCAGGCTTTTCAGTTGGCAGCAGGTCGCATGATGTGGCATCATGCCCCAATGCCGTGAAAGCATCCCGAACCGTGCCGGAGTATTCGCAAGCGACCAGCACTTTTATTGGTTTTCTTTCTGTGGTTCCCATTGCTCGGCTTTTTCAATGTCCTTTTTTAGCTGCTCCATTCCAGCGCTGTTTACCTTGCACATATCACGGGCAAACGGTGAAATTTGCAGGATGCTAAAATGGTTCTTCAGGTGTTGGGTGATACGTTTTCTGTCTGCTTTGTTCATGGTCAAAATGGTATGTCTTGGTCTGTGTTTGGCCTTGCTGCGGTGTAATCTGTTGGCTGGAATGTTGGTGGCGTTGCCGGGAACTGTGTAGAAAAGCCCTCGTTTGGCTTGTCGTAAAACCCGCGAACCGGATCAAATCGGCATTCAACAAGCCCAATGCCCGTATCTCGCCCTTTTGCAATATGCCATTCGGCGTAGTCCTCCGCGTAAGGTGCCCCGTGTTCATCTACAAGGCCGTCATAGTATGCAGGGCGAAAAGGAAGTATCACGGTTGCCGCGTCTTGCTCAAGGTCGCCCGACCCTTTCAGGTCGGAAAGACCTGGGCGCTTTTCGCCGGAGCGCTCAACCTCCCGGTTTATCTGCGCCAGCGCTATAAGCGGTATTTTCAAATCAAGGCACAGTGCCCGCACTTCAGCGGAAATTTCCCCTATCTCGTTAGCGCGGTTGCCTTTTATGCTGCTTTCTTTCATCAACTGTATGTAGTCGATTACCGCAAGCTGTATGCCGCGCTCATAATAGTCTTGGCGGATAGTGTTTAGTATGGTTTGCAGCGCCCGCCCGGTGTGGTGGCTTTTGAAAGGCATTTGCTTTACTTCCTCCCATGCCTGGGTAGCTTTCTGCATTTCCTCAACAGTAATCCCGGAAAGGTCGTACCTGAATTTTATGCCGCTGTGCATCTGCCAGATCCTGCGCTGCACGTTTTTTGGCGTGTTCTCCAGGTTGATATAGCCAGTTGGTATATTGTCAAGCGAACATTTATAGATATAGTTCAGGGCGGCATACGTTTTGCCCATGCCAGTACGTGCGCCAATTATGATGTACTCGCCAGGCTCGTGGTGCGGCATCATTTTGAGCATGTTCTTTATCGGCGGCTTTACCGGATAATCAACAACCTTGCCTTGCAGCGCCATAATTAGCTCCTGCTCAAATTCGGCCTTGCCATCGCCCACGGCGGCAATCGACAAAAGCCCGGCATCCCGGCGGCGCTGCTGCTGTATCACGGCAATCTCGTCAGACCCTTTTCCGTGGTAAAGGTGGCCTTCTACTTCCCGGGCAATGCCAACCTCAACCTTTCGCCCGTACAAGTCCCGGAACATATCGAATGCAGAGGGCAAATCTATTTCTGCATCCTGCGCGGCCATTTTCACGAGCAGCATTCGGTCAAGGTTGAGCGCTACTGCGACACTTTGCGGGCTGTAGCGCCTTGTTGCCCGAAACTGCTTGGATGCTTCGGTAATTATCCGCCCGTGCGCGGTTGACTGGTCGCCCATTTGCGCTACCAGCTTCGCGTCGATCTGGTGGAAGTTGTATGGCTCTGCCAGGATGCGGCATGCCAGCATGGAAGAAGCTACCAAGAACTTGTCTTCTATTTCTTCAAACGTTGTTCGCGCTGTGGTGCCCATTGTTGAGTGCTTTTAATTGTTCGTTTTGCATTGCGATTTCCTTGCTGATTACCCGGTTTAGTTCCTCGAGGGCTTCAACCTGGCGGGCTTGCAGCTCTGTTACATATACAATTGCCCGGCGAAGCCTTACGTGGTCTTTTTGGTGAACGGCTTTGATCGCTGTTTCGGCGGTGTTGAGTAGTTCTGTGCTTACAAGAGGAAGTGAAAGAAGTTCTTCGTAATCCATCCCATGCGTGTCCGCCGTGAAATCGGCGGTGCTTATCTGTATTTGGCGCATGATGCCCATAAACACGGCGATTGATTCCCTGCTCATTTCTAGTAACGTGGGATGCGTGAATGAACTGGCTTTGGCGCGTCGGCGCTTGGCACCCTAGGCTCCGCCATCTTATCAAACCTTGACTGATTCATAAGCCAGGAAGAAAGTTTGTTTTTGAAAAACAACGCCGGGTCGCTTAAAAAGCGCTGCATCGTGCCGCTATCAGCGTGGCTTGAGTATTGCCCGCAAAATATTACGATAAGTTTTTGCAGGTCTTCGCCTGCGAAAGCCCTTTTTGCTTCGCTGTACTTGTTTTTTACCGTTTCAATATTTAGCGCCGTCCAGGCGGTAATGATCGCCTCTGCTTCGTCGCCGTCGGCTGCACGCTGTGGTAGGTCTGTCCGGTAGGTGGCGCTAATAGGGTTGGAAGGTGAGCCAGGAAACACCACGTGTTCGGCGACTCTCACGAGTGAGCCTGGCAGCGCGTCCGCGTCGGTCGTGGTGACTATGTAGTTTGCGCCCGCCGCGCCGCCGCCGCCGCCCGGAACTTTTAAATTTTCTTCTTGCTCTGAAGGGAAAAAGTTTTCCGCTTGCGAGGGGGCGGGCGAGGTGAGCGATTTTTTTTCGCTCACCCTCTCACTATATTCATTATTACTATTAATATCATTATTACTATGTAACCGAAAACCCGACTTTCGGTTTTTCGGTTCGTCCATTTCCGGTTTGTCGGTGGCAACCGAAAACCCGATTTTCGGTTCTTCGGTAACAGTCCACATTTTGCCCGTAAATACACCGTTTTTGTCCTGGGAAACCTCGAGTGAAGCGTACCCGTATTTCTCAAGTTCGGCCATCACTTCCTGGACAGCGTTCCGCCCCTCCTTGCCTTTGTTCCAAATGTCCTTGATTGATATTTGCCAATTGTCTGGCTTACTCAAAAGGTAACAAATCACGCCTTTTGCCCTCCATGAAAGCCTGGCATCTTCCAGGATGCGCTTATCTATTTGGGCGTATGGGTGTTCGCGCTTTGATATTCTGATAATAGACATAGCATTAGAGATTAGCCCCGCAGCGTTGCAGCAGGTAGTTGTTGAAATGAAATGTGTTTTGGAATTACTTTGAAAGTTCCTGAAGCTGCGCTTGCGCTTCTTGTAATCGGGTAACTGATTTTCGCCAATCTTCCATAGCCGAATTTAATCTTTCCTGAAGTTCTGTCGCCCGTGAAAACGATGCGACACGGCCTGTTTCTGTTGTCAGAAAAAAGCAATCGTTCATCGCTTCTTGCAACTCTAGTCCAAGGACGTTTGCTGTTGATCTGCAAAGTTGCTCCTTGCGCTGCAATAGCGCAAGGAGCGCTATCAGCGCCTCTTTTGTGGTAGGTGTGTTGGTAGGCATAATTGGATGGTGTTCGTGTGTAGGCAGACAAAAAGGCGACCTGCCAAATATCGCTACGAACACCATCACTTGCGCGAGGAATGCGTTTCTTAAACGCTCGATAAAGACAGGCCGCGTATCGTATAGGGAATATCCTATGAATGCGAAAACAAAAAAAGCCCGCCTTGTAGAGGTGCGAGCCATTCGACCCGCGCATTATTGGTGTTCGTACTACAAATATACGGGCATTTTCCATTTTTGCAAATACTTTTAAAAAAATTATTTTTCTTTGTGGCTCACTAACCACTTATTCAAATGAAAAACATCGTTTTTGCGCTCATTTTGCTCCCATTTCTCGCTTTCTCCCAAGATGAAAAATGGGAATATTGCACGGTTCACTACTTGCAGGGCGGTTTTGACAGTAAGTCTATCGTGTACGTAGACTATGGCCTTGAAGTCCTAAGCACACAAAAGCGAAAAAACGCCTTACTCGATTCACTTGGCCATGCAGACCTTAAGTCCTTGGCCGCTGGCTTCAATCTGCTTGGCGAACAAGGCTGGGAGCTGACAAGCAGTTATGTCGTTATCGACATTGCTGGGAAGCAGCAGCCACAGTTTGTTTTCAAAAGGCGGAAGCGGCACAACTAAAGCAGCACAGCTTGAATGCCTTTGCTCATTCGGTTTTTAGCGGCGGCGTAGTAGTCCGGGTCAATCTCAAAACCCACGTAATCAAACCCCATGCTTTCGCATGCAATTAGGCTGGAGGCGCTGCCTACATGCGTGTCCAGGATCAATTGCCCTGGCCTCGCGTAGTTTTCGAGCAGCCAGCGGTAGAGGGCTACGGGCTTTTGGGTGGGGTGATGCCTGTTTAAATCCGTGCTTTGTTTCCGGCACATTTTAGTTGGCTTGTCGAATGATGTCCACGCTAATTCAAAATGCGAAAGCGTGTGCATGTGCTGCTTTTTATCCCAACAAATAAGACACCTAGTAGCAGGAAGTCCGAAGTAGTTTCCACCCCAAATGATTTGATTCTTAGAAGTCCTAAATAACTCTGTGAAATACTCTGGTGGTGGCAACGTGTCCCATTTTTTGCTATCTCTGTATAGCGCTGCCATTGGGGTGTTTTTAAGGTGTCCACCTCCATCGCAAAGCCTATCGCCAAGCCCATACGGCGGGTCTACAATCGCCAAATCGAAGTACTTGTCAGGATATGACGGTAGACCCGTTTCCAAGTCCATGCAGTCGCCTAAGATGAATTTTCGCATTTCTTTTGTTTTAATACTCACCCGCAAGCGGCGTAAATCACAACCGCCCAAAGTATCGCCCCGATCAAAATAGCGCGGCATGTGCCGTGTGCGGGGTCTGCGCTATGGTCGTGCTGCATTTCTTTTCCTGTTTAACTTCACCTGCTGTTCGCATATCAAGGCAAGCTGAAGCGCGTCCCGCTTGTCCTGCTCTGTCTTGTTCCCTTTGTAGTTGATTGGGGTCAGGTTGTTTGCTCGTAGTATGCCCCGGAAAACAGCCTCGTTTGTGATCTTTGCGCCCTTTTGCTTAGGGCTTATGCCTGGTTCGATGCTTGAAAATCCACGGGCTATGTCTGTAGCCGCCTGGCTTATGCCCATGTTTTTCCCCACATCAAGCGCCCCGCCCATCCCGGCCTTTTGATTGAAGAAGGCTTTTTGAAGGTTGCTGTTTTCCACAATCACGCCTTTTGGCTCCAAGTCTATAAGCATTTGCACAAACACCCCTAGGTGTTCGCAAGCCTTGAATGTCACGGTGTTGTCCACCCGGCAAATAATTGCCACCCAAAAGCCGCCTTTGCGGAGGGCGGGGTCTACGCCGATGAATGTGGTTTCGATCATTTATTTTTTTCGTTTAAAAAGCCGGGGCGGAAGTATTAAATGCCGCCCCGGTTTTTTATGGTTTGTTAGCCGTCGCCGTAGCCGTCGCCGTAGCCGTAGCCGTAGCCGTCGCCGAGCCGTCGCCGTAGCCGTAGCCGTCGCCGTCGCCGTCGCCGTGGCCGTCGCCGTCGCCGGAGCCGTGGCCGGAGCCGTAGCCGTAGCCGGAGCCGGAGCCGGAGCCGTAGCCGGAGCCGGAGCCGGAGCCGTCGCCGTAGCCGGAGCCGTAGCCGGAGCCGTCAATAATTTCATCTACACTTTCCATGTCGGCGAGTTTTTAAGGTTATCCAGCGCTTTTGTTGAAAGCGGTATTATTTCAATTGTATTTGAAATGGTGATGCTTGGCAGCTCAACAGCTACGCGGCTTTCGCTCATATTCCCAATTCCATCAACGGCCAACTGTGAAAGGCTTGCAGCGCCGACCCACTTATGTATGCGCCTTGATTGAAGTAGCGTAACCTCAAGCCCTTGCGGCGCGTCTCGCTTTTCACTTAATAAGCCAAAGTGTACACCACTACCATAAGAGCGGATCAACACCCATTCAAGCCCATCGGGCGACTTTGCATTTGCCGGGGCGTATTGTACCCCATCAATTGTGATTTCCATTTTTCGATGTATTTAAGTTGTGGATAAATTTTCGTTTAAAAAACCGGGGCAAGCGCCACACCCGCCCCGGCGACCTCACTAACCAATTGTTCACTTCATTGCAACGGCAATAAATAAAACCAATGCCGCAACAAACAGACACGGTATTACCGTTTCGTAAATCTTACTTTCTTTCATGTGTGTTTCGTTTTTAGTACCTGTTTAAAATTGGGGGGGGTACTGGATTAAATTCCGCTTTCCGGCGTCCCTTCCTGTAGGCTTTACTTTCTTAAAACAATTCCGCCGTTTGGCCGTCTACAACCAGCCGCCAGGCGTTTGCCGTCTTTCCTGATGGGTTTGCCTTTCGCCCCATCGCTTGCAGCTTGTACGGGGTCTTATCTATGATAACCACCCCGGCTTTTTCGATGTCATTTCTCCTGGCGCTTATAATGGCTGGCTGCATGTTCATATGGCTTGCTAGTTCGACATCTGTGAAAGAGGGCTTGTCTTTGGCAAGCGCAATGGCTGCCTTTGCAACGGTTTCGACTGATGCGGATATGTCCAGGCTGTGGTAAGCCTCACGGCTTGTTTCTGCAACGCCTTTCTTTTTTGTAGCAGGAGGGTTTATCCTGAAGACTCCGCCGTTTAAACGGACTTCAAAGCCATTTTCACGTATATTGCCAATTCCGCTAACTCGAACAGAACCGTTTGCCTTGATGGCTTTGCCAGCACTTGTGTGTAGCTCGAAAAACTCCTCTGCGTCAACGGCTGTCACGCTTACATTGTGGTAGTTTGTTTTTATGGCTTGCGCGTACCATTCGCGCATTGTTTTTATGTTGCTCATTGCGTTGATCCGTATTCTTTTATTGATAGCAAGGCTCTGAATATTTGCTGTAATGTGAGATCGTCCAATTGCTGCCGATAAAACCTGTAGTTATACACTGGTTTTTCGTTCTCATCCCAGCTAACAGATATTGTTTTCCTATACTGAATGATATACTTTTCGTTATCATCCATCAATAAAGTCAATTCGGCTGTTGCGCCAAGCAGCTTTCTTGCTTGATGGTAGTTGAGTTTTTGCAATGGGTTTAATAGTTCGTCGCTCATTTGATATTTTTTTAGATTTTGATTTTGTCGGTTAAAAAAGCCACCCAAACTACCTTTAGCCCGGGCGGCTTTTTCGGTTTCTACCTATCCTTGCGACTGGCAAAAACCATTATCACATCTTAATCTCATTTAAAAGTTTGTGGGCTACCGGGAATCGAACCCGCATTTGTTCCAAAAGCCCCTTTTAAAACCCCGGCTACTTTGCAGCCGCCGGGTCATTCCTTAAACCGCTTTTCCTAATGTTCTTTCAAAAACCCGGCTCCATCTCGTTTCCTGTCCGGGAATTCCCCTGTTACATCAAATTTCTACTTGGATGTTGAGCGCCTTTGCTCCCGCTGCCAAGAGCTTGCGCCCTAGCGCTGATTCGCTGATCTCTGCCTCTAGTGCGTATTGCACCAATGTGTCGTGCGCCTGCTTGGTCAGGCATGCTGTGATACGGTGATCCCTTTTCTTTTCGCCGCGCCGGATGGGGTTTGGGGCGGTGTTTGTCTTCTGTGCTGTTGCTTCCATACTAGTATTTTGTAACTGTTTTTGTGCAAGTATTTAAAATTTATTTCCCTACTGGTGTAACTTGCTTGGACAAAGGTAAGAAGACTTGCAAGTAACTTGCAAATTATTTAACACTTTTTTTAAAAAAAACATCATCATGGATCTGAAATCAAAAAAACGGCTGGCCTTCATGAAAGCAACTGAGCAGCTTTCAAAGCAAAAAGGCGTAAAGTATAAGGAGATTTACATAAAAAGCGGCATCGACCAAAACCGCTTTTATTCGGTAAAAACCCGGCACCAAGAGCCTGGCGACGAAATGATAAGCGCAATAGACCGCGCCTTCCCCGGCTTCGCCGACACCTATAACACACTAATTGAATCGGACAACTTCGCAGATAGCGTGGTGCCACATTCGGAACTTACAAACATCAGGCACGCAATGGAGCAACAAGCCAGCGGGCAACTTGCAAGCCTAACCGCCCAAAACGAAGCGCTGATGCTGGCTGTAGAAGCCCTGAAGGGGCAAATAGAGCTTTTGAGCGCAGCCCTGGCAGAGGCGAAAGAAAAAAATGGGGAATAACTTGTAAGTTTACAAAAACCAATATATATTTAATCTTTGTTTCACCCTAACCTTGCAATCGTATGCAAACATTATTCACTAATGCTACTATCATTCTATCTCCCACGCTGCGGGCGATAGAGGACGAACTTCAAAGCAGCGAAAAGCCAGAGAATTGCAAAGCGCTGGTGAAGGCGCACAAGCGCTTTATAAAAGGCTTGAAAGCCTTGCGGCGTATTAAAGAAGATTGATTTTTTGACATAAACCTTTGTATAAGAGCCTATTGCGACATTGTAACAGGCTCTTTTTTATTTTATTTATTTAAAAAGTGTT